ACGTAGCAGCCACGACCCACAAGTCCAAGAAGCTGCCCAAGGTGCTCGAAGCCATCGAGATGAAGAAGGGCAAGAGCGGAGGCGTATCGCTCACCCACCGGCATACCCACTTCGAGCATGGCCCGGAGACGCACATCTTCGGAGCGGATGAAGGCGCCAAGCTCAAGCAGCACCTCGAAAAGCACATGGGCATGAAACTCGACAGCGAAGCCGCCGCTGGAACCGAGGAAAACCAAGAGGCAAAGGAGGCAAGTCAACTATGAGCCGACGAATCACCGCCATCCGCAACGCCGCACTGGGCCACAAGGCCGTTGATTTCGAGGACGGCACGACCTACATCTTCCTGCGTGGCGAGCATGAGAAACTGGACCTGAAAGTGGGCGACCTGTATCCGCCCGAGGAGAAATCCGATGCCGTGGGACCAAGTGATGCACAAGTGGAAAACGGGCAGCCTGCACTCGGGCAGCAAGAAAGGGCCGAAGGTGAGCAGCCAGAAGCAAGCAGTGGCGATAATGCTGTCGGAGAAGCGGGCGGCGAAGAAGGGCAAGCGGGAGTACAAGACCCGCCACAAGACGGATCAGCGGCCACATCCCAAGAGTGACACCCACGCTTTCATAGCGGGCCGCAGAGCCTAAATGCCCAAGCGCCTCAAATCCCGCCAAGCGTCAGAAGCCGAGAATGACCCGTTTCTGGTAAAGGCGCGGGACCGCTTCAAATACTGCTTGGAGAGTTGGCGAGACATCCGCGAGCAGCACGACCTCGACATGAAGTTTCTTGCGGGCGATTCCTGGGATGAGCGCGAGAAGTCCAGGCGCAAGGACAAGCATCTGCCGATGATTGAGGTGGACCTGCTCGGCCAGTACGTCAACGAGCTGGTCGGAGATATTCGGCAGAACAAGCGGGCCGTCAATGTGCTTCCAAAGGGTTATGGGGCCACGGAGCAGACCGCCAACTTCCTGGCCGATTGGGTTCGAGCCACCGAGTATCTCTCGCAAGGCCAAACCGCCTACATCACCGCCGCCGAGCAGATGATTGGTGCGTCCTACGGGTTCTGCAAGCTGGAGACATACTTCGAGAGCCAGAAGTCTTGGAATCTGGGCGTCAAAATCATGCCCGTGCCGAACGGCAACACGATTCTTTACGACCCAGATTGCAAGCATTACGACTGTTCGGACGCTGAGGACTGCTTCGAGATTGACTTCATGTCGCACGACAAGTTCAAGAGGCTGTATCCGAAGGCTCAAATCGCCACGTTTGCAGAGGACATTCAGCAGGTAGCTCCCGATTGGATTAAGCCCAAGCAAGTTCAGGTAGCCTCGTGGTGGAAAGTCGAAGTCGAAACCGTTGAATTGCATCTGGTGGAACTCAGTCCTGGGAAACAGCCGGTAGTGATGCGGAGCGACCAGCTTCCGAAGAACATGGGCAAGGCCCGCATCTTGAAATCCCGTGACTGTGAGGACCGGAGAGTCGTTCAGTACGTCATCAACGGGGTCGAGATTCTGGAGACGAACGACCCGAAGAAAGGCAAGGGCTGGCCCGGTCAGTGGATTCCCATTATCCCGTTCTGGGGGCCGGAACTGTACGTGGACGAAGGCGCAGGCTCGCGCCGGATGCTGTTCTCGATGATTCGTAAGGCCCGCGATCCTCAACGAGTGTTCAATTACCTGGCCTCGCAGGAACTCATGGAGTCGAAGCTCACACCCCGGACTCCCTATATCGGGCCTTTGGGCATGTTCAGCAACAACAAGGGAGATTGGGAGGACATAAACGAGACTCCCAAGGCGTTCATCGAATACAACGTGCCCGACAACTACCAGCCTGGCTCCGTGAAGCCGGAGCGCGTGCCTTTTGTGCCCAATTTCCAGCAGTACGAAGCCGCCATGCAGTCATGGGAGCGGCGCATCATGTCCTCGATGGGTATTTCCCCGCTTCCTTCAGCGGCGCAGCGCAACAACGAGAAAAGCGGTGTGGCCTTGGAGAAGATTCAAGGCGAACGGGCGCAAGCTACCTATCGTTTCCTCGACAACATCGAGCGTTCGATTGCGTGTTGCGGACGGCAACTGGTGGACGTGTTCGACAAAATCAACACCATGGCCCGGGACATCCCGATTCGCAAGGAAGATGGACGCCATTCCATCGTTCGAGTCAACGACCCAGCCCATGCCAAGAACCAGGGATTCGGCGGCGAGCATGATGTGACGGTAACGACCGGGCCGCACAGCGACTCTCAGCGGGAAGCCGACATGCAATTTGCCGATATACTTGCGGCTATTCCCGGAGTGTTCCCGCTCATTGGCGACCTCATCACGAAGATGCGGACCCAGAGTCCCATCGGGCAACTGATTGCCGAACGTCTCACGCCTCCGCAGTTTGCGGGTCAGGATGACTCCATTCCCGAAGAAGCACGGCCTCTTGTCGGCCAGCTCAAGCAGCATATCGCACAGGCCCAACAAGCCATCCAGCAACTCCAGCAGGAAAAAGCGGCCAAGATGTGGGATATGGAGGGCAAACTTCAAGTCGAGAAGATTCACTCCGACACCCAGAAGGCGGTGGCGGAAATCAACACTAAGGCCCAGGTTCTCAGCGAACGCATTGCCGCTCTGGAGCAGTTACAGGCCGACTTCCACCAGATGGCTCACGAACGGGCAATGTCGGCGCAGGAACATCAACAGACCTTGCAGCAAGGCCAACAAGCGGCGGCTTTGGCTCCTCCCGAAACTCCGAGCGGCAACGGAACGCAGCCGTGAAGCGTTCGCCATTCACGCCGGAAGAACTCCGCAAGATGCTCAAACTTCGTGACGAATTGGGCGTAAGCCCCGAGGCTATCGCTACTCGCTTCGGAGGCAGCACGGACTCCGTGAAGAACGCTCTTTCCCGAACCCGCAAGAATGGACTGCCTGAATCCGCCGCAAAGAAAACTGCTTGACATAGTTTGCACTGTGATTGTTTGCTTGCCACTGAGGATTGTGGAGGCTTGCTGTGGCAAAAATGAAAGTGGCGAAGGGCACGACCGCAGGACCAGCCAAGAGCGGAATGCACCCGCATCACGGCCACGTCGCCAAGGTTGCCCACGCCCTGCACGGACACGACCACTACAAGGCAGCGCACAAACACTAATGCCTGAACCGACCCAGACGGCCGAGCCGGTCGCCGATGAGCGCACCGGCACCGAAATCCTGAAGGCATTGACTCCCGCGCAGACCAAGAAATGGCGCGAGACGGGCGAATTGCCCGCAGTCAAGGCCCAAGAAGAAAAACCAGCCGAAGCGCCTGCCGAGAAACCAGCGGAAGCTCCCCCTGAGAAGCCAGCCGAAGCGCCGAAGACTGCCGAGGAACCGCAGCCGGACGTAAAGGCTCTGGAAGCCGAGAACAAGCGCCTCGCGGCGGAACTTGAGACGCTTCGCAAATCTCCCGCATCGGTATCGGCGCCCAAGGGAGATGAACCACCCAAGCCGAAGCGCCACGACCTGGACTCCAAGACCGGCTTGCCGCTCTATGCGACGGATGAGGCTTACGAAGAAGCCCGCGATAAGTGGGTCTTTGAAAAAGCTAGCCGGGAAACACGCACACAACTCGCAAAGGAAGCTGCTGAGGCGCAGGTTGCGGCCCAGAACAAGGTGATTGAGCAGCGTCTCGCCAACCGGCTGGAGTTGGCCCGCAAGAACCATCCTGACTTCAACGAAGTTCTGAAGATGGGAACGAAGGAAGGGAAAACGACCTACGAGCACGAAGAAATCAAGAAAATCAAGCAGAACGGGGTGCTTGATGCGTGGTTCCTCGACAGCGATTTAGGGATGGAGATGCTGTATCACTTCTGCAAAAACCCTGGCACGGTCGAGAGAATCCAATCGCTGCCTTCTCCGTTTGCGATGGCTCGGGAACTGAGCAAACTTGAAATACAACTCTCCGAAGGCTCGGCACCAGCCAAGCCCGAGGAGAAACCCGCCGCGCCCGTCAAGGTTCCTCCCTCACCGGCTGCAAGTATTGGGGGAAAGGCGACCGGGCCGGTGGATGAGGAAGTCGCTGCGGTCGAGGCGGGAGATTTTTCGCGCTACAAGAAGGCTGCCGACGCTGAGGAACACCGCAAAAGGACGGTGAATTAGCCATGCCCAACACATTTGCTTTCCCGCAGTGGGTTTCGATGGAGGCCCTGCGCCTGCTGTTGAACAAGTTGGAAGTCGTCGCTTGCTTCAACACCGAATGGCAGAAGGAATTCGAGCAGGAATTCCCTATCGGCTCCGCGACTCAGGTCAAGATTCCGCAGAGTTTCCTGATCCGCGACGGCCTGGGCTACAACCCGCAGGGAATCAACCGTCTCACCACCACCATCAACTGCAACCAAATCATGGGCGTGGACTTCGAGTGGGATTCCTTCGAGCAAGCCCTGGACATGGAACGCTCCAAGGAAGAAATCCGCAAGCAATACCTAGAGCCTGCCGTGGCGCAGATGGCGCAGGAAGTGGACTCCCGGGCCGCGAACTTTGCGATGCTGAACACGAACAACATCGTGGGCGTTCTGGGCGTGGACCCCAATACGGTGACGACCTTCGCTCAAGCCCGCCAGAGGATGTTCGAGCTGGCCTGCCCTCCGGGAGGTGAGAAGTCACTTTGTATCCCGCCGCAGTTCTCGACCTCGATGGTCCCGGCCCTCCAGACCCTGCTCAATCCGCAGGATGATATCTCGAAGCAGTTCAAGGAAGGCTCGCTCGGGAAACTGCATGGTTTTGACGTGTATGAGTGCATGTCGCTGTGGCGCTTCACGGCTGGAAGCGTGGCCTCGACGTTCACGGTCAACACCGGAAACGCCAACAACGGCGGCAACCAGTTGGGCGTGAACCTGACGGTTTCCGACCAAATCAATGCCGGGGATGTCATCTCCATCGCCAACGTGAACCAGGTCAACCCGCGCACACGGCGCACGCTCTCGACCACCGCAAAGCAATTCGTGGTGCTTCAGCCTTTGACCGCGCTTGGTTCGGGCAACGCGGCTGACTTCCTCATCATCTCGCCGGCCATCTTCGGGCCAGGCTCGCAGTACCAGAACGTGGATGCCCTGCCGGTCAACGGCGCGACGATTACGCTCTGGCCGGGCACTCCTTCTCCGAACGCGAAAACCAGTGCTCAAGCCCTGGTGATTCACGGCGATGCCTTCGGCTTCGCGGGCGTCAAGCTGGAAGAACCTCGGGCCACGGAAATGACTTCTCAGACCCGCGACCCGGAAACCCGCGCAGCCCTTCGGTTCATCCGCATGTTCGACCCGGTGCAATCGAAGATGATTAACCGCTGGGATTCTGTGTTCGGCTTCGGCCAGCTTTACAGCGATTCCTGCGCCGTCCGCATCTGCGGCGCCTAATCAGGAGAAACGGAATGACCATGACAAAACATCTCGCAAAGTGGGCGCTCCTGCTGGCGGCGCTGCTCCTGCCGGGTTCCCTGTTCGCGCAACAGAACCTGCTCGTTCAGACCACGCTGTCTGCGGCTGTTCCTGCCCCGACCGCCGGAGGGCAGACCAGCCTCGTTCAGGTTGCCTCAGCCACCGGCATTACGGCTGGCCTGAACATCAACGCGACCCTGAACAGCCAGAACCTTTGGGTTCTCTACGTGGATCGCGAGGCGATGGCGGTGGTGGGCGTCAGCGGCACAGCCTTGACGGTGATTCGCGGCTACGACTCGACAAAAGCGGTCGCGCATGTCTCCGGCCAGATGGTGCTCTACGGCAAGCAGGCGTGGTTCTACACCTATGACCCCGGCTCAGTCACCGGAAACAGCGGGGGCGTAAGCGGGGAATCCTGCACGACCGCGAGCGTTCTGGTGAGTCCTTGGCTCAACATTCGGACCGGCGCTCAGTGGCTCTGCTCGACCATCACGAAAACCTGGGTTCCGGGGTTCAACAACCCCGCCGCGTACGGTTCTGCGGCAGTCACGGCAGCCCACAACTCCTCAACCGCCGCGATGGTGGTGAGCGGTCCGCTGTTCCACGTCACTGGAACATCCGCGATGACTTCCATCGCTATTCCGGTGGGATGCAATGCGACCGCTTATGGCGGCTGTTCCTTTGCGGTGATTCCCGATGCGGCATGCAGCTTCACGGGGGGAAACAACATCGCGGCCTCAACGACTTGCGTTGCGAACAAGACGATTTACTTTGCATGGGACGCAACTAACAGCAAATGGGTAGCCTCGTACTAGGAGCGTTCAATGATTCCGATTGCCAATTCGGGCGGCGTCTTTACAAGAGCGGACATTGACGCCATCTACGCCAGCATCGCGGCGATTCAATGGACCGGGAACACGTATTACCTCGACCCGGTAAACGGCCTCGATACGAACAACGGCCTCTATCCGGCATCCCTGTTGGGGCAGGCTGGCAACGGCCCGGTCAAGACCTTGGCGGCCGCCTATGCCCTTCTGGTGAGCGGGAACAACGACACCATCGTGCTCATCGGCAACGGCGCTTCAAGCGGAACTGCCCGGGTAGAGGCTTCGTTCACTTGGTCAAAGAACGCCTGCCGCCTCATTGGAATCGCGGCTCCTTCGGTTTATTCGCAGCGTGCCCGCATCGCGCCGACCGCTTCCGATACCGCCTTCACCCCATTCATCACCGTCAGCGGGAACGGGAACTATTTCGCCAACCTTGAAATCTTCGATGCCTTCACGACCGGAACGACCGCCCAGATCAACCTCGTGGTGAGCGGAGTCCAGAACGTGTTCGACAACTGCCACATCGCCGGGATGGGCGATTCAACAAGCGCCGGGGACGCGGGAAGCCGTTCGCTGGTCATCTCGAACGATGAGAACTTCTTCCGCCACTGCACCCTTGGGGTGGACACTATCAAGCGCACGGCCCTCAATGCGACCGTGGAACTCAAAGCCGGGTCTGCCGGGGCAGCGCGGAACGTGTTTGAGGATTGCTACTTCCCGGCCCTGTGCAGCACTGGGGCAGCGGGACTCGCGGTGATTGTGGCGGCAGCCGCTGCGATTGACCGCATGACCATCTTCCGCCGCTGCCTGTTCTACAACTCCGCTGCATTTTCTGGCGGGGCTGCCGGAACCGGGGTGATGAAACTCGTTGCCGCAGCCGGTGGAGCACTGCTCCTGCAGGATTGCACCGAATACGGCTACACCGACTGGGGATATGACGCCGCGAGCAAACTTGAAATCCTGGTCAGCGGTCCGGTGCCAACCAGCAACACCAGCGGCATCGCCATCGTGAACACGTAGCGGAGGGACCATGAGCACGGCATTCATACCGTTGCGGAACGACCCGAACCACCGGGGTGTCGTGGACGCAAACTATGTACGTCCAGCTCCGCGAGAGTTCCCCAAGATGGTCTATCACGCCAGCGGCCTGACCAAGATTGTGAATAGCCGCGAGGAGCAAAATGCCCTCGGACCTTCCTACGGAGAGGTTCCAGTCATCAAGCCCTCGAACTGGCGGGCGAAGCTGAACGAGGTCCACACGCGGTCAGGATTCCGCGTCTACGATTACCACTTGGCGTTCCTGAAGTCGAACGGGGTGCAGGTTGAAACGCTCAAGGAAGCGGCGGAATTCCTCGACAATCTCGGGCCTGCCGAGCAGGAGCAGTTCTTCGAGGAAGCAGAGAACGGCAATCCCCCGGACAAGACGCCTACCAAGGCGGAAGCAGTCAGCCCGGAGAAACCAGCTCGAAAAGGAAAATAGATGCCTGTAGTACCGGGTCCACCCGCGGGGAATCCGGTCCCCCCGGGGCCGACGACGGTAAGACAGGTGTGCACGAACGCGCTCTACGAAATCAACGTCGTAGCTCCTGGCGAGACTCCCGACCCTCTTGAATTGGCCTTCGTCCTCGACAAGTTCAACCAGTTGGCAGATTCCTGGACGGCCCAGCAAGTCTATATATTCGCTTCGGACCTGTTGAGCAAAGACCCTTCGGGAAATTCCTACATCTTCACGCCGGGACTTTCCCCGCATACCATCGGGCCGGCGGCCATCGGTTCGGCTCCGTCTCCGAACTTCCTGGTCAACAACGAGC